GCAGGAGTGTAAAAAATTAGGTGTAGATGGTTTAAAGAAAAGTGCTCTCACTTGGTTGGCCAACAAAAAAATACCAGATGAATTAGAAAAGGCTGCAGATAGAGCTGCACAAAAAAAACGGCAAAAACGTGCCCAAAAAAGAAGATCTGTAGGATCAAATAGCCAATACAAATTGTAACGCATATGAAAATACAAGAAATAACTATACCAAATCTTCTTACGCTTAAAAAAGAAGCAGCCGGTGTCGGAAAAATTGTTAAAGGTGTCAACACCACAGTTGATGTAAAACCTGGTGAAACTGAACGACAAGCTAAGAAGTTTTTTGGAGGTACAGGCAAGCCAAAAATTCTAGGAAAAAAAGTAAAAGAAACTGCGACAGCGGGTGCTACTAGTGCAGGGAACATAGCATCTGTAGCTAATCCAGCTACTGCTAAAGCAAGTATTAAAAGAGATAAAAAGGGCATTCCTAAAGCTCCCCAAAAATTAAAAAAAGATGGCACTGCTAAAAATGCATTAGATTTACCTAATAACTTAATGGGCGGCAAAACAATAAAAAGATAAATAGAATAAATTGGAGTTGACATGAGGAAAGATGAATTTAAAGAAGGATTAGGTGATTTAGCACATATGGCTGAATTAGATCATGAAGTCCAAATGGCTAGAAGTGATTTATACAAAATAGCAAAATATGCTATTAAACTTCATGATATGCTGAAAGGTGTTTCAGAAGAACAGGGATTAGAAGGCTGGGTGCAAAGTAAAATTACCAAATCTGCAGATTATCTCGGCAGTGTTTATCATAATCTTGATTATGAAATGAAATTTGCGGAAAAAAATAATCCAGAAGAACTATCAACAGAGAGCCTCATAGATTACAATAATAATTTGAGTGAAAAATTACAACAAAAAATAAATTCAGTACAAGAAGATAGATGCACTGACATAGCAAAAAGAAAATATAAGGTTTGGCCAAGTGCTTATGCAAGTGGAGCAGTGGTTAGATGCAGGCAGGGTAAAATCTGGAAAAAGAAAAAGTAATGCGTGTACATGAAATACTGATAGAAAAATGTTGGCCTGGATACGAAAAGAAGGGTATGAAAACACATTTTGGAAAACGTGTTCCAAATTGTGTTAAGAAAGAACAAGCACAAGATGATGATATAGCTGTAGAAGATCTCAAAAAATGGTTTTCACAAAATAAAGGTACAGGTTGGGTTGATTGTAAAACTGGTAAGCCATGTGGTAGATCGGATAAGAAAAAACGTAGAGGCTATCCTGCATGCAGACCAACAAAGGCACAATGTAAATCAAAAAAGGCAAAAAGTGCAATGCGCAAAAAAACATCTAGTAAACATGTAAGCTGGAAAAAATAATGTTTATAAGAGAAATCCTTGACGAAGCATGGTCACAGAAATATAAAAAATCTATAAATTGTAATAATCCAAAAGGCTTTAGTCAACGGGCTCATTGTGCAGGACGCAAAAAATCAAGCGAATCATTTGACGAAGGCAAACGAATACCAAGGAAAAAAGGACAACCAGCCGGATCTAAAAAACATTCTGATCTGTATACAGATGAAAATCCTAAAGGCACTATACACGGATTAAAGTTTGCTACAGTAGAAGATGCAAGAAAGTCTGTTAGCAAAATACGCAATAGCGGCAAAAAACACGCTCATAAGATACAAGCAGCAGTAGCCATGGAACAAAGAGCAAAAGCAGCTGGTAAAACATCAGCTGCAGCCGTATACAGACGATTTATCAATTCAATGAAGAAAAAAACCAAATAATTTTAAACTTGACAAATAACAAAATATACTGTATTATAATACTTTTATAGGAGTAATCATGAGTGATAGAGTATACGGTGTTGACGAAAAATCCAAACTTGAAAGAATTGTGAATGAAGGTGCGACAGTTATGCAGGAAATTGCTGATTTGCAGGAGGGATTAAGAGAAACTGTAAAAGCAGTAGCTGAAGAATTAAATTTGAAACCTTCTCTAATTAACAAAGCAATTAAAGTTGCACACAAAGGTGATTGGTACAAAGTAGCAGATGAATTTGAAGATCTTGAAACAATTGTAGAAACTGTTGGTAAAAAATAATAAAAATATAACATGAAAACCATACCAATTTTTCCTACAGAAATAGGAGTTTCTTATTTTAATAAAGATCCTAACGTATACAGAGATGTCTGGCATAAAGAATCTACTAATATTAAAAGTAATCTTTTTAATCAGGTATCTATTAATAAAAATGTTTTAGACTTAGTAGAATTAATTGCTTTGAAAAAATGGATTTTAGAACAAGTCTTTTCGTACTACAAATATCTTTTTAATATTGAAAAAGACATAAAACCTTACTTAACAAATAGTTGGCTTACATTTACAAATCATAACGAAGGTCATTTCCAGCATCTTCACTCTAATAGTATAGTAAGTGGAGTATTTTACATTAGTGTAGATGAACAAAACGATACTATTTGCTTTGTAAATCCTAAAAAAGTAGACACTTTATGTTTAGGTGTAGGAGCAGAGTATAATACCTGGAATCAGTCCGTCCGGCCTAATATGTTATTGCTATTTCCTTCATCAATAGAACACTATGTGCCACGTGTTAAATATGAAAATTACACTAGAATAAGTTTAAGTTTTAACACATTTATAAAAGGAACAATAGGACATGTTGACTCTATAAATGAACTATCACTTTAAACATATAAAATAAATATAATAAATTTATGAGCTATATAGACGCATTATTTGATAAACAACAAGACATTATTCGAGTAGTCGAAAGACATGAAGAAGGCAGAAAATTTATTGAATATCCTGTAAAATATACTTTTTATTATAAAGACACCAAAGGTAAGTATAACAGTATATATGGAGACCCTCTTAGTAAAATCGTCTGTAAAAATACAAAAGATTTTCGTAAAGAAGTAGCAATAAATAAAAACAAAGAATTATTTGAGTCAGACATAAATCCAATTTTCCAATGTTTATCTGCAAACTATCTTAACAAGGATGCTCCAAAACTACAAACAGCGTTCTTTGACATTGAAACTGATTTCGATCCAGAAAGAGGATTTGCTGATCCTTCTGATCCATTTATGCCAATTACTGCTATTACTGTAAATTTACAGTGGTTAGATTCTCTATTTACACTTGCTATTCCGCCTAAGACTTTGACCATGGAACAAGCACAGGCAGAAGTAGTAGAATGGAAAGATGATATCATTCTTTTTGAAAAAGAATCTGATATGTTGCAAACATTCCTTGATATCATAGAAGATGCGGACATACTCAGCGGTTGGAATTCAGAAGGTTTTGATATTCCATACACTGTGAATAGAGTTAGTAGAATTTTAAGCAAAGATGATACAAGAAGATTTTGCTTGTGGAAACAATTACCTAAAAAAAGAGAATTTGAAAAATATGGCAAAACAGCAGAGACATATGATTTCGTAGGCAGAGTACATCTAGATAGCTTAGAGTTATACAGGAAATATACGTATGAAGAGCGTCATAGTTATAGACTTGACGCTATTGGTGAAGCAGAGATAGGAGAACGTAAAACAGTATATGAAGGTACATTAGATCAACTTTACAATAAAGATTTTAGAAAATTTATAGAATATAATCGACAAGATGTTGCTTTACTTGATAAATTAGATAAAAAATTAAGATTTATCGATCTTTCTAATGAACTTGCCCATGCTAATACTGTTCTTTTACAAACTACCATGGGAGCAGTAGCTGTCACAGAACAAGCTATTATTAACGAAGCTCATTACAGAGGATTCCAAGTTCCTAATAGACAAAAAAGAGAAGAAGGTAACACTGCTGCGGCCGGTGCATATGTAGCATTTCCTAAAAAAGGAGTGCATAAATGGATCGGATCTATGGACTTAAACAGTCTATACCCTAGTGTAATTAGAGCACTTAACATGGCTCCAGAAACTATTATAGGACAACTCCGTCCAGATGTTACAGAAGACACTATACAGAATGCTATTACACTAGAAAAGAAAAGCTTTGCTGCAGCATGGGAAGGCAGATTTGGTAGTGTAGAATATGATGCAGTTTTAGAAAAGCGTAAAGACGTAATGATTACTGTGGATTTTGAAAACCAACCTTCACAGGTAATGAGTGCTGCAGAAATATACAAATTAATTTTTGATAGCAATCTTCCTTGGATGCTTAGTGCAAATGGTACAATATTTACAACCGAGTTCGAAGGCATAATACCAGGATTATTGAAGAGATGGTATGCGGAACGTAAAGATTTGCAAGCAATGAAAAAGAAAGCAATAGAAGCCCAAAATAATTTAGAAATTGCATTCTGGGACAAAAGACAACTAGTTAAAAAAATTAACTTGAATTCATTGTATGGTGCTATTTTAAATCCAGGTTGTAGATTCTTTGACAAACGTATTGGTCAAAGCACAACACTTACTGGTAGACAGATTGTAAAACATATGAGTGCACAGGTAAACAAAGTGATTACTGGTAAGTATGATCATACAGGTACAAGTGTAATTTATGGTGATACTGATTCTGTTTATTTTTCTGCATATCCAATATTCAAAAACGAAATTACGCAAGGAACAGTGCCATGGAATAAAGATACTGTTATTTCTTTATATGACAAAATCGCCGAAGAAGTTAATGTTACATTTGGAGATTTTATGTTTGATATATTTCATTGTCCTCGTAGCAGAGCAGAAGTTATTGCAGCTGGCAGAGAAATAATAGCCGAGTCAGGCCTATACATAACAAAAAAAAGGTATGCAGCTCTAGTGTATGACATGGAAGGAGACAGGAAAGATGTAGATGGAAAGCCAGGCAAAGTTAAAGCAATGGGATTAGATTTACGTAGATCAGATACTCCTGTTTTTATGCAAGAATTTTTGAGCGAAATATTAATGATGGTATTACAAGAAAAAACACAGGATGACATAATTTCTCGTATATCTTTGTTTAGACAACAATTCAAAGATCGACCAGGCTGGGAAAAAGGATCTCCAAAACGTGCCAACAAAATTGCATATTACCAAGCACTAGAAGAGAAAAAAGGTAAAGCAAATCTTCCTGGTCATGTGCGAGCTAGTATTAATTGGAACACATTAAAAAGAATGAATAGCGATAAGTACAGTATGGATATTGTTGATGGCATGAAAGTAATTGTGTGTAAGCTTAAATCCAATCCTTTAAATTTTACAAGTGTTGCTTATCCAACAGATGAATTACGAGTACCGCAATGGTTCAAAGAACTGCCATTTGATCACGATGCTATGGAGCAAACTATTATTGATAATAAACTTGACAATCTTATTGGTGTTCTCGATTATGACCTAAGTTACACAAAACAAGACAATAATTTTACAAGTCTCTTTGATTGGAGTTAACATGCAAGAAAAAAACGATGAGGAATTAAAAGAGATTGCCACAAAATGGGAAACTTCTTTTAATGGACATGCGGTTGAATTAAAAAAGAAACGATTAAAAGATGCAATTGAATCACCAGAGTTCCTTGCTGCCGAAAAAGCATATAAAGAAGAATCAGATAAGTATGCTCAAGACAATGAATTGTGGTGGAACAATCTTACAGAAGAAGATAGAGAGAAAGCGTTCTATGCAGTATGTAAACGAATTTATAAAGCAGACATAGAAAAGCAAGGTAGTTATCGATATGCATTATATCAAGTTTTTGAATTTGATATGAGCATGTATGGTGTAGGTATGGACTGTGGGTATATAGATATTCATAATAATATCTATGGAGGTAACCTACTACAAAGAATGACTGACGCAAAGAAAATTACAATAAAACACAAAAACTCATCACAAGATATAGATATTACAGATTACGAAAAAGTTTTTATTAAACTAAAAGACGATGATAACACTATTGAAATAGATGTTAAAAATTTGCCACGAACCTATGATCATACAATCTAAAACCTAGTGTTAAAAACAGTTAAATACTATATACACTGGAGAAAACATGAGAGATGTTTTGTTAGACATTTTAAATCATACACATGATTTAACGGGTTTTGAGTTCTTAAAAATTTATCATACTAAAGAAGTAGTAAAGAAAATTATCCCTGATAGATTTGGTAAAATTACCCAAATTCATAATACAACTAATCAATTACAAACCACAAAAGCTGATGTGCCTTGGCTAGAAGTAGGAATGCCTGTGCGCTTTTCTGTACGGAGAGACGACTCTACATTAGATAGTACATATACTGTAGGAGTTGATGGTTCTACTATACCGCTTGACAATGCTTATCTTGGTAATGATGGTTCTACACTGTTAGGCGGAGATAGCAGTAGTATTTTTGCTGATAGTACAGGCTTAGATCAGACTGCGACATACTATGTTACAAGTATTCAAGGCGAAGATTCATGCATCAAATTTACAGTTGGAGAAACTAATGCTCCTGAAGACGTTTTAAATCTTCCTGCTTCGCAAGTTGAATTTTATATTGTAAATGATAGAAGTTACTTCCAAGTTTCAGATACTTCTAAATTTAAGGTAGGAGATCCTGTGCTTTTTGAACACCTTGTAGACTCCTCAACTGCAGTAATTGAAGCTGATTTAAATACTAATCAAAGATATTTTATAAATGAAATAATAGATGACACAAAATTAAGAGTAAGTAAAACAAAAACAGGAGATTTTATACATTATCCATACTTACAAAATTTTTCTTTTGAATTAGTAATAGACAAAACATTTATTGAAGCTGTATCCGAAGATGAGGTAGTGTATGTATTAGCCGAAACCAAACAAAAAATTACAGATTTCAACGGAGAATTTGGTATTGAAGAATTAGATAAACTGTATGCCATATTAGATAACACAGATGAATATTTTGTTAATCCCAATGATAGTGCTTTATCTTTACCAGGTGATCAAAATTTACAATTAAAAGTATCCTATGACACTCCGACGGTTTTGAATTGTCCAAATTGTAATGAATTTATATCTACAAAATTAAAATTCAAAAATGCCGACGGAAAATTTACAGATGAATTTGTTTTTATTGATAAAACAAAAATTCCTCCTTTACATAAAATGCGAATATTCACAAATACTCTTTGGAATTTTTCATTTGTTCCTAATCAATTAAGTATTCAACGATTTGATGATATGGCGAAAACTTATAACGATTTATTATATTTTGATGCATACACAAAGGAATCCACTTTCAGAAATACAGATTACCCAGCTTTGCCTCATTACAATTTAAATTTAAAATTTGGTGAGGATAACCCTACTTTTGGAAATGTTGTTTTTGAGGAAAATATTCATGGAACTTACGTACCACAGGTGATATACAAATATAAAACTTACATCAAAAAGGTTATAGCTGACTATAGAGGCATAGTCACACGCACCGTGCATGAAGACATTTTTATCATTAAAAAAACAAACAGTGCTAATAAATCTTTTGTTACTGAGGATACAAGCGTTTTAAATCTAAATGAACCTAT